ATTTCAAAATTCCTTGTAAATCAACGAACTACCGAAACCTTCGTCCGGCCCCTGTTCTTGAGGAAATACCCGAGCAGCCCGTCGCCGTGGACGGTGCATCGAACGGCGCCGCGGTCGCAAAGGAATTCCTCGGCGAGCAATAACCCGTGGAAAAACAACTGGGTAGACTCGAATAGCCGACCGTCCACTTCGACATGGCAGGACTCCGACGTGACACCACCGTGAAACCCGGCGTGCGTATGCCCCGCCACGGCGCCGTAGTCGATCCCGAACCAATGCTGCTCCCGGTGCCCCCGCTGATACGCCAGTTCGGCCGCCTGGACGCCGGCATCGTAGCGCACCCGGCCGGCGCGCTTGAACGTCTTGCCCATCGAGGGATAGCGGGGGTCAAGTCGTTCGTGCTCGTCGATGGCGACGTGAAACAGTTCCGGCGTGATCCCTGCCGCCTTCAGTTTCTCGATGTAAGACGGGTGAATGTGCGTCGCCAAATGGTAGCGCACCGTCGGCGTCGGTTTGTTCAGGAACCCCGTTTTGTGCGCACGGGGGTCCAGGTCCAGGTGATGCGTAGGCGTGATGCCGCGCTCGATCAGAAAGTCGTGAGCCTTGCTGACCGTAAAGATCGTGTCGAAACCCCGCAACCGCTCCCACGTCGCGTTCAGCGACGGGCCGTACCCGACAATCGCAGCACGGCCCTTCAGGGAGCGATCCTTGGCCAGCGGTGGCAACCCACTCTCGACATTGGCTGCTCGATTCTCTCGAACACCGTCCATGCCGCGCGTGTCGACGCTGGTCCCCTCCATCCTTACCAGACGGGCTGGAATGACAACGCCGGCCATTACCTGACGCGGCCTTCGGCGTACGCCTTCGTGATTTCGTCCCCCATCGCCGCGTAGCGGTCGGGGTCGTTTTCCATCAGGCGCACGATGTCGGCGCGGCGGTAAATCTTCTCGGTGCCCTTGCCGGCTGCCGCAGGGGCGGCGTTGCCACCGGTCGGAACCCGAGCCGCTTCCTTACCGGCGGCGCGTTGCGCGGCGGGCTTCGGGGTCGGAGTCGGGTTGGGAGTCGGCGGCGTACGCGCCGCCTTCAACTCTTTCCAGGTGCTGAAGACTTCGTTACCGGCCTGGAAGTCGTAGTGCTTGTGCGCCCGGAGCAGCATCTGCTGCCGAATGGGCGACTTGTCTATCCACGCGCGGAACTCGGGGTCGGCCAGCACTTCCGGCGCGTCCGGGTGGGCGGCGTTGAACGTCTGCGCGTTCTCGTTCCGCACTCGTTCGATTTCGCGCTGGGTAAATTCGGTGGCCTTGCCTTCCAGACCTTTGAGGGTCGGGTGCTGCGCAATCATCGCGGCTACTGACGCGACCGGGTTCTTGAAGAACTCCACGTCGTCCGGCAGTGCAACGGGCTCGGGGGCGGGGGCAGGCGCGGGCTTCGGCGTGGCGGCCCGGAGGTTGGACTTGATGTATTCGTCCGCGGTCCGGCGCAGATCGCCGAGTTCGCTGCCTTGGCGGCCGATGACGCTCTGTGCGTCGCGGTACATCTTGGCGAGCTGCGCGGGCGTCTTGCCCTTGAGTTCTTCCGGGATGTCGTCCTCGACCGGCGCGGCAGCGGCAGGCTTCGGTTTGCGCGCCGGCTTGGCAGGCGCCTCGTCTTCGTCCTTCGCCGCTACGTCGGTGACGCCTGCCGGCAGATCGTCCTGCCCGGTTACGTCCGTGTATTCCACGGAGTCGTCGGAGACGTGCAGTTCTTCCACTACTTCGCTGTCGGTTGCGATCGCGTCTGTTACTGGTTTCTTTGCCATTGGCCGTTCCTTCGCTCAGGGGCCGTTAAAGGATTCGACGCTGAATGCCCCGCAGGATCAGCGATCGAAGTACTCGAGTACAACTAGTCGTAAGTTCCGTGCCGTTCCTGGTTGCGCTTCTCTTTGCGCATGTGCGACTCGCGCCGCTTCTCCCACGCATCGCTCGCCGAAGGGAAGTCTCCGCTGATGCCGTCGAGCGCGATGCGCGGCGCCGCAATTAGCCGGGTGGCGGTGGCACCGCACCGCGGGCACACGACGGTCTGCGCCGCGGAGTCCACAAAGTCTTCCCCGACGTGCCCGTTCGGACACCGGAAGTCCAACATGATGCGGCTCATTCGTCGTTGTCCAGCAGCACCGCGTACGCCCCGGCGATCACCGCCGGCTGCGCGATTACCTTGCTCAAGATGTCGAGCTGCCCGAGCCGAAGCTGCAACTCGTCCATGTTCGTGATACCAGCCAGGGTGTTCGCCGCGGTGTGCAACTTCACCAAGTCCTCGGTGAGATACTTCCACCCCTTCGTCTCGAACATGCGCTGCATGGACTCGTAGTAGTCCTGCAAGTCGCGGTCTTTCAGTCCTTGCTGTGCCTCGTCGGCCATACGCGCTCCTGTTCGCTCCGTGAATTAGTCGGGGGTCAGGCCGCCGAAGCGACCTGAAGGCGCGGGAGCGAAGCGCGCTTTGCCCCCTATTCGTTAGAAGGTCGTCGGCTGCGCGACGGCGCGTGTTAGCGCCATCCGGCCGGTCTGCAAATCGGTCGCATCGACGCTGGCCCAGCGTTGGTCGATACCGGGTTGCGCGCGGATGTCCGCGACAAGTGCCCCGAGCCGGATCCCCGTTTGCTTGATCGAAGCGATCAAAGCAATCTCGGCCGCGTTCAATTCCCGATACCCCGGAATCTGTCTGTGCTGATTTTCCATGCGTCGCTCCTGTGGTGGTTAAGAAATACCGATAACTTGCGCCGCGTTGTCGATCGTCGGGATCGGCACCGGCACGGCAACCGGAACCGGGACGGGCGCAGGCTGCGGGGCTGGTGCGGGTGCGGGCGCTGCCTTCGGCTCGTTCGCCTTCGCGGCGACGATCTGCTTGTCGGCGATGCGCTCGCGGCTCTCGATGCCCTGCTTCTCCAAGAACAGCTTCGCGGCCGCCAGGCGGCGATCGAACTCGGCGTTGATCTGGTCCTGCGGCGTCTCGTAGATGCCCTTCAGCATAATCTCCTGGGCTTGCAGCTCGGGCGCGACCGACTCGGAGTTGGCCTGCTCGGTGAGCAACCGGGTCTGCGCCTGAATCTTGGCAATCTCGGCCTGCTTCTTCGCCAGTTCCAGCAATGCGTCCTGCCGCTGCAACTCGATCGCCACCGGGTCCATGACCTGCGTCTGGTCGACAGGTGGCTGGCTCTCGGCCCGCTGCACCAGTTGCAACTTCTGTTCCAAAGCCGCAACGATCTTGTCGCGGTCTTGGAGCCCGCCGTTCTTGACCAGGCCGATCAGCACCAGCAAGTGCTCGGTCGAGTTGGGCTGCAAGGACGCGAGCAGTTGGGTCAGGCTGGCCGTCTCGTACTCACGCTGCATGATGCCCATCGTGGACGAAATGTTGAACGTCATGTTGGCCGGCGTGTAGCGCGGGTAGTCATACTGCATGCTGCGCCACATGATCTTCCGCAGGGCCGGGCCGAGGAACTTGTCGAGGTAGCGCATCAACGTGCGCTTGTTCCGCTTGACAATGCCGGACATGGCCATCGAGACGGCGCCGCTGCGCGCGTCCCCGCCGACACCGCTCTTGGCGAGGGCGATGCTGTCGACGGAACCCGTCGCGCGCTGCACCAAGGAATCGAGAAGTTGAACCTGCGACGCCGAGTTCGCGTCCAGTTCACCGAACTTGAACGGCTTGAGAATAGTGGACGGGTCGCCGGACAGCAGCAGGTTCTTGCCGGGGTACACGTCGAACTTGAACCCGCGCGGCAGTTTCGTTGCGTCCATCGCCATCATCGGCGCGGCGCAGAACGCGAGGGCGTCGATGCGGGCGCGCAGCTCCGCGTCGAGCATTTTTGCGGTGGTCGAACCCTTCTCGCAGATGCCGCGGCCGTGGAACCGGCCAGGCACGATGTCCCATTGATATGCGATGACGGGGCGGTCTTTCATCATCTCCGGCGTCTCGGTCGCCTTGAGCAAAGTACCCTCATTGGCGATGACGACCCACGCCTCAACCATCGTCCCGCTTACGGGATCGAGGCCACTGTCCGGGTCTTCCGGGAACAGGTTCTCCGTCTTCTCGGGCGGGAACAGCAGCTCGCGCGGCACCTTACCGTAGTAGCGCAGGACGTTCACCACATCTTGCGTCCACGGCAGCTCGACTTGGGGGTCCGGCTTGTTGTCCATGTCGCCGCTGGAAGTTTCGACCTTCGTTTTGCGGTAGTCGCCCTTCTCGATTCCAGATCGAATCAGATGCGAACTAACGTCTTCCTCGATCGCTACGCCCAGGGCTTCGTCGACGTTGCGCGCCGCAGGGTCGATGATGAAGTTGCGGGGATTGACCGAGCGCAGAACGGGCCGCTCGGTTTCCTTCTCTACGACCTGCGGGCCGACTGGCGCGCCCGTTGTCGGGTCGATCAGAATCGTGACATCGCGCTCGAAGCCCTTCGTCAAGACGATTTCAGCGATGCCGGTGCCGTAGACTGCTGCGTTGATGATCGTCTCGGAGCAGTTGCCAGCGAAGTCGCTACGCGCCAGGTCTTCCTTCAGCAGCACTTCGTTCTTTTGCAGAACCGACGCCTCGGCCGGGTTGTCTTTGGCTTCCGGCCAGATGGCGAAGAAATCGCCTCGGCCGAATACGGCTTCCTCGACTTCGGACGCCGCGTTTTCGACGGCCTCGGACAGTGCGGGAGAAATGATCGTAGAGCGTTCGCTCTTGCGGGTTTTTTCTTCCTCGGAATAGATCGCGCGCCATTGGCGCTCGTATGTATCCCACTGCTGCATATAGTTCGCGTTGCGCTGCGTCTTCCACTTCGACGTGTGGCTGAGGACCCACTCGACCAACTTCTCGTCAGTGGTCTTGGCTTTGCCGGCAGACTCGTCGGGTATCGTCGTGCTGTCGCGCGGGTCGCCGTTCGTAATCTCGGCGGGGGATTCGCTTGGGGTTTGGGCCATAAGGGTTCTCGGTTAGAATCCGACCGCGGCGTCTTGAGGTTTCCAGTAGGGCTCGTCGGCCGCGTCGCCGAAGTCCTGGAAGATGCGGTTCTGCGCGAGCTGCGCCACGTAGCTCAACGCGTCGGGGATGTCGTCGTGTACCATCTTGGACGGGAACTGCGTCAACTGATCTTCCACGTCCTTGATCCACGGCCCGGGGCGGAAAGTAATCTTTCCGTGTTCCAACCGGCCTTGCAGCGCCCACACGATGCGCTCGGTCTTGATGCGGTTCTCATGCCGCAGCGGGTCGGGCGTCGTCAGGTGTAATAGGCGCCGCAGGGCTTCGTCCTGAATCTGCGGGAGCACGGCGCGGT